AAGATACATTCAAAATAACTTGTTGTGTTGGGTTAGAGGCGATGATACCACCAGTGAAGCGCATGATAACGCGAACATTTTGTGATCCATCGATATCGCTCATGTCGATGACCTTTACCTCGTTGGTATCGCTCAACAAACCAGTTCCGAAGTGGAGGTCAGATTTAAGACCCAATACACAATCGCTGTCATTCAAACCAGGACACATGGTCACGGGAATGCCTTGGAAGTTCATGGGCTTCTCACCAACATAGAATTGGAAGTTGTAGTTACCAGCGGACAAAGCGGCTTGGTAAGCTTTCATGGTCAAGGGGCCAACATAGAATTGGTATCCCTCTTTGCCATACAATGCGCTTGGTGAAGCGTCCAACATAGATTGCAAACGGGTAACAACATTCGAACCGCTGTTTGCGCCTGAGGCGGTAACGGCGATTGCGCTGTTATCGGCCAAATAACCGAACATACCATCTTGACCTGCGGTCACGGCTGAATCGTAGAACATGGAAGATTTCCAAATACCCAATTCGATACCTTGTGCAACCTCGGCGGCAACTTGTGCCAACAAGAATTCGTTGAAATCGGCGGGCAATTTCTCGAATGCGCTGAAACCTGCCTGAGCGGCTTCCCAAGTGGTACGCAATTGGTTTTTGCACAATTGCAAGTTCACCTGCTTTTCAACGGTGGTCAAAACATATTCACCCAAAGTGATGCTTGAAGAATCGGTGAAATCACAAGTAGCATCGGCGATTGTTACGCTGTTCTGCCAGTTGCGAATCACCTCTTTGTAAGCAACATTGGGGTGAACGGTAATCAATTCTTTGGCGAGTGTTTCGCCTGACAAAAGGGCGGCGGCAATGTACTTGCCCGCAAACTGACCCGCATAGGTGTTAGGGGAAACAGTTGGCCCAGAGAATTTGTAATTATTCATGGTCTTTTTTGGTTTTTTTTATTAGGAGAAAAGTTGGTTGAATACGCGGTCGGCGATAGTTTCCTGGCGTTGTGCGCCGATACGGAAATTGGCAACACGCTCAGGGTTAGATTCGGGATTGAATTTGGCGTGTGGGGCGGGTTCGCTTGCCAACGCTTTTTTCAATTCTTCGTTTTCGGCGGCCAATTGGATGTTTTCGGCTTTCAAAGTTTCGTTGGTTGATTCGATGGCACTCAAACGGGCTTCGATTTTGCTGAAATAGCTTTCCTCCATTTCGGTTTTGCTTTTTACAACTTTCTTGGGGGCGGCGGTGGCTTCAACTTCCTCGGCCATTGGTGCTTCCTCGGCTTCGATTTCCTCGGTTACCTCTTCGGTCACCTCTTCGCCTTCGGTTGATACCTCAATGATGACACCCATTTCATCGGTTTCGATGGTCACGCCATCTTCCAAAACATATTGGCCTTGGGGTACGGGGATGTTGCCTTCCTCGGTTACGATGAAAACGGGTTCGCCAATTGCGAAGTTTTCGGAATCAAGAACAATCTCGCCATCGGCGGTTTTCTTTTGAGCCATCTCAACCTCAATGGTGGCTTCGGGTTTGATACCCAATGCAACCATCACGCGGTTCAATGTTTCTTTTGCATTACTCATATTTGACAAACGATTTGTGTTTTTAATGTTCGGTTTTTAGATAGTCGTGTAAGATATCACGCACCTCGGCCAATCTTTGTTCCGTGGTTTTGTGTGATGACAATGGGGTGGATTTGTCGGCGAAAAACCCTTCGATGGAAAAGCCCTTGACCTTGCCAGTTTTCACATAGTCGTTCCAAATCTCATCGTTGTTGACTTTCATGGAAACATACCATGTCCCAACGGGGTCATTCATGCCGTATTTGGTTGACTTGTCGGCGGTCATATCCTCTTTGATCCATGATTCCACCAATGTCAACCCCTCCAATTTGCCATCGTGTTCCAAGGTGGCGTTGTGTTGACGGCCACGCATCAAATACAATTGGGCCGCCTTTTCGATTGTGGCTTTTGAAAAATACACATAGAATTCCTCAACCGCCCCGTTCAATTCTTGGTTGCGATAAATGGGTTTGTTGGGAATCAACGCTGGCCCCATCAAAATGCGCTTTTCGTTGTCGATTGTTTTGAACTCAACCTTGTGTGAATTCAAGGCAACGAAATTGGATTCAATGGCGGGGGCTTCGACAATCGAAATTGCCTCAACGCCCGATGCCATTTCCTCCTCGTTCAATATCAATTCAACGATTTTCAAAATTATTTCAGTTTATTAAGCCTTTCAAGGCTATTTTGATTTTTAGACAATTTTGCCATAGCATCCATCACCTCTTTGTATACCGCAATCTCATTGACATTGATTCCCAATTCTTTGGCTTGTTGTTCAAATTGTGCGATAACTTTTTCACCAAAACCCAATTTATCATTGGTTGCCTTTATGATAGATTTATTTGTATCAAATCTATCTTGAGCTTTTGGGGCTAACAATCGGAAATCTCCTAAAATTTTGATGGTTTTTGGTATTACTTCATCATACATTGATGAATCATTTTTCAAAGAATTCAATACGCGATTGGCTTCGTCTACCAATGCCATATCAATCTTAATTGCCTTTTTTCTCATACTTCCAAAACGGATTATCCGCCCAATGTTGCGTTTTTACGAATGGCCCTATCCATAGCCGTTTGGGTGGACACATCTTGCCCGATTACATACGCCCGTTGGGGTTGTCCCAAATTGCGATTTAACGACCCCGCGATTTGTGCATTCGGGTTCACTTGTTGCCCCACGATTCCAACCGATGGCATCAATGCGGGAATGTCGGCCGCATATCCACCGCCACCACCATTTGGGGGTTCAGGAACATCGGTTTGCATGATGGCCCGAACATTCGCAAGACCCGCCGCGATGACACCCGCCGCCGCTACGGGGCCAATGATACCACCTTGTGCCAATGCCTTTGATGCACCCGCATAGGTATCGATGATGGCTTGGGATACGGCAACGGCCTTGCCAAATGCGCTATTCTCACCAACCAATTGGGCGATACTGCCCAATGATGACGATACCGCTTCCAATGTGGCCATTTTTGCCTCCGCCGTTTTCTTGGCTTGCTCGACCTCATAATCGGCCGTCTCTTTGGCCAAGGCACGGGCATCGGCCGCGTATTGGGCATCCAGTATTTTGCGCTCATTGACGGAATCCACATACGCTTGGGTGCCTTCCTTTTGCATGGCGATTTGGTCATCCAAAAGCTTGCGGCGTGCCATGAACTCATCCAACAAATTTTGTTTGCGGGCTTCAAATTGTGCTTTGCCCTCGGCCGCCAATTCGGCGTTGGATTCGCTCAATATCTTGTTGGCCTCGATTGTACCCTCTTGTAATGCACGGGCAAGGTCGATGCGTTCCCGTTCCAATCCGTTGATGTTGGTCAATTGCTCGGAACGCAATCCCGCATACTTGGCCTCCACGCCCGTCAATTCTTGCGTCAATGCCAATATCTCCAATTGGCGGTCTTTGGTAAACCCTAACAACGATTGTTGTTGTTGCAATATGCCGATACGGGCTTCGATATTTTCCTTTTCCTTTTGTTCACCTTCATCCAATATCTTGGCCAATTCCTCGTTGGCCTTGATGCGTTCATCGATGGTCTTGGCCTCATCATCACGGATTTGGCGTTGTTGCTCGGCCAACAAATCGTATTTCTCAACAATCCCCGTGAACAATGCCGCCAAGCGGTTCAAATTGTATTCGGCGTTGGCTAATGCATCGGCGTTATCAAATGCTTTTTTCGTGGAATCCGCAATCGTGTTGTATGCATTAACGATTCCGTCTTTGACTTTGTTGACGGTTGCCATGAATCGGTCATTGCGTTCCTCCTGGCGTTTGTTGATTTCCTCTTGTTCCTTTTCAATTTCCTTTTGGCGTTTGTTCAATTCGGCCAACTCACCATCATCGCCCGTCAATGCGTTCCATTTTTCACGAACGGTATTAATGATGGATTCAAAGCCAAGACCAAATTCCTTGAACGAATCAACGACACGATCCACGAATTGGTCCTTGAGCCAATCGGCACCATCTTGCAAAGTTTGTTTGAAATCCTCCCAAGCTTGTTTGGGTTCTGTGAATACGCGTGACAATGTTTCAATGGCGGGGGTTGCAACCTTAATCAACCCGTTAATCATGCCCTGCAATATCACGCCAGCTTTGGCCAATAGGTTTGCCACCTCTTGGTTGTTTTGAAATGCCTCGGTCAACGCATCAAACAACTTGACCACGACACCTACACCCAAGCCCGTTTTCAAGACATTGCCCAATCCCGCCATGGCCTTGCCTATGCCCTTGACGGATTTGCCACCCTTTTCAAATGATTGGGACAAATCATTCACGGATTTCTCCGTGTTGTTGACACTTTCGCGGACGGATTTCAAATCCTTTTCAACCGCGTCCACCTTTGCGTGGATTTTGAATTCTATCGTTTCAGCCATTGCCTTTTAATTTTAGCCCACAATTGGGAATAGGTGAACACATATTGGTTTTTGCCCTTGGCGATTTCCACCTCGGACGATACGCCAATCCATTTTTGTGATTGTGATAATTTGATAATTTGGGTTATCATAAGAGTTCAAGTGTTAGATATGCCGTGTGCATGGTGATGATTTCCGAACCGCCCTCCTCATCGTATGCCAAAATCTGTACCTTATCCTCGGCGTTCAAATTCACGATGGTGGTCATGTTCAATGACCCCGATGAATGGTATTCGTGGGCCTCGGCATTTGTGAAAACACCATTGACCGCAATGACAAAGGCCAAATGGCGGTTGCCCGATGTATCAAACGATACTTGGGCCGTCAATCGGAATTGTCCGCCGTATTGGTCGTATATCCAATTGTTGGTTGCGTCAAACACCAATCGTTCGGCATCGCCCATGGTTTCGGAATCGGTTAAATTTACCACAACGGGGGTTTCGCCCGTAATACTCAATGCTTCCTCGGTCGTATTTGATGCGGTCATCACCGTTTTGCGGGATCGATTCAACAATTGGTCAACCGCCGCTTTCAATCGTGCCAAGGTTTGGTCGTTGTATGTGGTTTGCCCCAACACATCGGTGTAATAATCCGCCCCGTTGGGGTTGCCATGCGTCACATCACGGCCCACAATGCCATCACCCGCAAAGGTGATACCATCCACGGGGTTTTGTTGGGCGGGTGTCCAATCGGGTTGGTTGCCATCGGCCGTGATTGACAACACATCCACATCGGGGTATGTAATCAATTCCAGGTCGGCGCGTTCGTTCAACATATCGTATGTGATTTTGTTGATTTTGTAATAATTGCCCGACACGGCGATGGTGTCGTTTAGGGACAAATTCAACCATTCACCCACGGGAATGATGGCCGTCATGTAGACAACACGCGAACGGGATGAATACAAGCGCGACAAATAGCGTTGCCAAAAGACCATGTACATGGTGTTGGTTGCCATATCCCCCGAAATGGTCGTTTCAAGGCCGTATGTCAACGAATACGATGATGTGGTGGTTGGGTATGCCGAATAGGTTGAAAGGGTCGGAAATGTCGTTTGTTGGATTGTTTCAAAATACCATGGGTAGGTCACCGCTTTGTTGCCCGTATAGTACGCCAACATCAATGGGTGTTGCACCGCTTGTGCGTCCTTGTCCAACATCGCCACCATTTGAATGTCCGTGATGCCGATTGTGCTTCCCACATCGTTGGTTTCACGCATCAACGATGGCACGGGAATATTGAATATCGTTTCAACCTCCAACGGTTCATCCACAAAGTCAACACGGGGTGCATATTCCACGGCACCGAAACGGCGGCCGTACAATGAAATGATTTTTTGGTTGGCCAAATCAAGGCCCTCGGCATGGGTCAACGATACCTTGGCGGGTATTCGCATTTTCTCGTGGGTGATATCGGTGACATCAATCCACTTTGTCCAATTGTTTGTATCGCCAGCGGAATACCAATCATCGATATTGTGCATGGCGTATTCGGTTTCCGATACGGGTACCAATACGGCATTGTAAGCTTTCAACACCCCACCGATGAAATCCGTGACCTTTGTGGGTGGCATAATCCACTCCAATTGCATGGTGTCGGCACCGAATGGGGCTTCCACACATTCAAATTGTGCATCCAAGGTTCCACCAAATGGCGAATAATAACCCACGGACACTTTGTCCCCAGCCGTTAATGGCACATAGTACGATTGATAGAAATTGCCAACCGTTGATTGTGTACCCGTGAACGATGTGGCGTTATTGTTCACCATCAACGCAAACTGGAAGCGGTTACCAAATACGGGGTTTGTGTTTAACGCGGAAATATTGGCATTAAAGTCATAACGATACCACCCCGTTTTGGGGGCCGTGTATTCGTATGTGGCATTGTCAAACACATTGTCGGGATCACTAACCTCAACCGACAATGGCAATTTGGTGTATTGCATCGTGTAGGTTGACGGCGTTCCGAATGCCGTGGATGGCATCGTGATATCGCAATTGGCGTATGGGATTGTGTCTTGGTATGGCCCAGCGTACGACATGGGCGCACAATACAAATCCGTGAACGCATCCGATGACAACAATGACCCCGATAAGGTGTACCCATAATTTGAAAAACAAGTTTCAATCATGGTTTTCAACTTAATCATCGGGCGCAATTGGGACATGGCCACACCACCATAAGTGGATGACGCAATCGTGTTTGGCCCTTTGTAGGTTTTGGAATACACAAAATTGGAACCCCAATCCACCACGGGCCACAAGATGTCACCCGATAACAAGGTTTGGTTCCATGAATCGGTCACATTGGCGTAGGTGATATCGTGGTCAAAGGCCGACCAATCCACATCAATCAATGTATCCTCGCCAAATTCCGTGAACACATTTTTGGCTTGGCCATAGAACACCACATTGTATTGGTGGGGCAATCCGTTTTTGTAGGTGACACCCGTCAATTCCACGCACCCATAAAACACGGGCAAACCGTGAACGAAAATTGTGGCATCCAATTTTAGGTATGGATTCCAGTTCCCGAATGCGATATTTTCTTCGAAATAATTGGCGAAAATCGGGTCATTGGTTTCCGTGGATGGCACATTGAATTGTTGCGTGAAATCCGTTTTGGCCGTTGGGATATCCTGGAAGTCCTTGACTTGTCTTGTAAGGGTGACGCAATTGACCATCAACAC